CTAATGTTTACGATTAAGGAATCAAATGTTTGAAGTATTTGGTGGAATATTGGGTGGAGCGCTAGGCGGTATCTTCCGCTTGGCTCCTGAAGTTTTAAAGTTCTTTGACAAGAAGAACGAGCGCTTGCATGAGATGGCTATGTTCAGCCGTCAGTGCGAGTTAGAGCAGATCCGTGGGCAGCAGAAGTTAGCCGAGATTGGCGCTCAAAGAGAAGCCGCTATTGACGTTGGTGTCATGGATGCCTTTAATGCCGCAATCAACCAACAGGCCGAGATGGTCAAAGCGGCAGGTGGCTGGGCGGCTAGTCTGTCTGCATCTGTGCGTCCAGTCGTTACGTACTGGATTCTTTTAATCTGGAGTTTGGCGCATTTTTGGTATGCGTGGACAGGTTACCGAACTGGCCTTGACCCAACTGAAGTGTTTAAACTCTTTATGTCTCCTGACTTCTCGGCTCTCTTGGCTGGAACAATTAACTATTGGTTCCTCGACAGAACTCTGAAGCAGCGCGGAATATGAACCTAGAACTAGCCGCAGAACTGTGCCGCCGGTTTGAAGGCTATCGGGCCAAGCCCTACCTTTGTCCGGCTGGTGTGGCTACGATTGGCTATGGTTCTACCTACTACGCAGACAAGCGCAAAGTGACTTTAGAAGACGCACCGATGGATGAACCTACGGCAAGGGCGCTTTTGATGATTGAGCTTGAGCATACATACCTGCCCGGTGTTCTGCGTAATTGCCCCGGCCTGATTACTGATGTTCGTAAGTGCAATGCCATCGTGGACTTTTGTTATAACTTGGGCACAGGACGCTTGCAGACTTCCACGTTAAAGAGGAAAATCAATGCCAATGATTGGGAAGGGGCAAAGGAACAACTGATGCTCTGGACTAGAGGTGGCGGCAGGGTGTTGCCGGGGCTTGTAAAACGGCGCATTTCTGAGTGCGCCCTACTGGATTGACCAATGCCATTAAAAAAGATTCTATTCAGGCCGGGGGTTAACCGGGAAAATACACGGTACGCATCCGAGGCTTTGGGGTCTGTCAATTCAGGCACTAACGTGGCCGGTGGCTGGTATGAGTCTGAAAAGGTTCGCTTTCGTTCTGGAACCCCTGAGAAAATCGGTGGTTGGCAACGCATCTCATCTTCTGTATTCCAAGGCGTATGCCGTTCTTTGTGGAACTGGGTAACTCTTGAGAACTACAACCTTATCGGTGTGGGTACTAACTTAAAGTTCTACATTGAAAAAGGTGGCGCGTACAACGACATCACGCCAATCCGAGAGACAGCATCACTTGGAACCAATCCGTTTAGCGCCAATGGCACAACAACGGTTACAGTTACTGACGCTACGCACGGCTGTATTACAGGCGACTTTGTAACGTTTAGTGGTGCTACTGGTACATACGCATCTACTTTAAACGCAGAGTTTCAAGTCACTGTCTTGACTGGTAATACCTACACAATCACCACTCCCACGGCTTTGGCCGCAGGTTCTTACGGTGGCGCATCAGTTGTTGCGGCTTATCAAATTAACACTGGTTCAGCCATTGAGATTCCACTGACAGGCTGGGGCGCTGGTACATGGGGAACTGGCCCTTGGAGTGTTGGTATTCCATCCACCACAGAGACAAACATCCGTATCTGGAGCCAGAGTAACTTTGGTGAAGACTTAATCTTTGGCCCCCGAAGCGGAGCTATTTACTACTGGGATGCCACCACTGGGGTGGAAACTCGCGCAGTGGCTTTGACATCTCTTGCTGGATCATCTGACTGCCCGACCATTCAGAACTTTATATTTGTTTCTGACATTAGCCGTTTTGTATTTGCTTTTGGCTGTAATGACTATAGTTCAGCAATACAAGACTCCATGCTAATTCGCTGGTCGGATCAGGAGTCGCTGACAAACTGGACACCAGCAGCTACAAATCAAGCAGGTAGCGTTCGGTTCTCTCATGGATCTGAGCTAGTTACTTGCTTACAAACCCGTCAGGAGATTGTGGTTTGGTCTGATTCTGCGCTGTATTCTTTGCAGTATGTTGGCCCGCCAGCCGTATGGCAGTCACAACTCTTGGGCGACAACATCTCTATTGCATCCCAAAACGCAGCGGCTACAGCTTCCGGCCTTGTGTTCTGGATGGGTGTAGATAAGTTCTACAAATACGATGGCCGTGTACAGACTCTGCGCTGTGACCTGCGCCAGCATATCTTTAGCAACATCAATACCTTACAGGCTGGTCAGATTTTCTCTGGGACTAACGAAGGCTTTAATGAAGTTTGGTGGTTCTATTGCTCTGCTAACAGCACGGCTATCGACAGATACGTTGTCTACAACTACTCAGAAGACATCTGGTACTACGGCTCAATGGCACGAACAGCTTGGCTTGACTCCGGCTTAAGAGACTACCCATTAGCTGCAACGTACTCCTATAACTTGGTCAACCACGAGCAAGGTAACGATGACAATGAGACTGGTACGCCAACAGCTATTGCGGCTTCTATCGGTTCTTCACAGTTTGACATTGATGACGGCCATAATTTTGGCTTTGTGTGGCGTGTCATTCCTGACTTGACTTTCAGGAACTCTAGTGGTGACTTGACTCCTCAATGCACCATGTCACTGATCCCATATCAGAACTCTGGTTCTGGCCCGAATGATCCGCAGTCTGTGGCTGGCAGTAGTAACGCTGTTATCCAGAGAATTGCAACAGCACCTGTTGAGGAATTCACAGGTCAGGTGTACATTCGGGTGCGTGGCCGTCAGATGATCTTTCAAGTTGAATCCAATAGACTGGGCACATCTTGGCAGTTAGGCGCTCCAAGGATTGACATTAAATTAGATGGCAGACGAGGTAATACATGATTGTTACGTCTGAGTTTGAGCTATCAAGGGTTGCGGCTCCTAACTTACCTCTGTCTCCTAAAACCTATAATTCTGACTACCATGAGCAGTTAAACAATGTCTTGCGTCTGTACTTTAACCAGTTAGACAAGATTCTTGCTCAATTAAGAACAGACGGGGCTATTGATCCTAGCAACATTAACGTACCTAATGGGCTATTCTTTAATACCGCAGATCAGACGCTTGCCGCCGTAAACACAGGTTATCCCATCACGTTTAACCAGACTTATCTAAATAACTATGTGGCACTACAGTCTGGCAGCACGTCTAAGATTGAAGTGGCTGTTGCCGGTGTGTACAACTTCCAGTTGTCGGCTCAGTTAAAAAGCACCAACGCATCAGCCAAAGATGTACAGATTTGGATACGCCGCAACAACGTTACGATTGGTTATTCGGGGCACAGATACACGATTGAAGGTTCAGACAACCACATGAATGTTGTTTGGATATTTGACATTGACTTGGCGGCTGATGAGTACATTGAGATGTACTGGGGCGCAGACGATACAAACGTAACGATGGAAGCTATTGCCGCGTCTGCCCCATATCCTGCTGTTGCTTCAGCGGTAATGGCTGTAAACTTTATTGCGCGGTTGCCTGACCCCCGCCCAACCCCTCCTCCTTAAGGATGTAACATGGCAGTTCAAGGTAGCTACCGCACAGCATACGAAGATACAGCACCATCTGGTGGGGTATCGGATGCAGACATCCTTGCTTATGTTCAAGCAAACATCAACAATCCTGCCGCAATTGCAGCCGCTGCTGCTGCGACTGGTGTTTCTATGGCGGATCTGTCCCGTGCGACAGGTTTTTCTGTTGCTGACGTTAGTAATTATTTTGGTAATGCGGGCGTAGAGCCGCCCCCTGCACCAGCGCCAAGTAGATACAACATCTCTTCCGCTGCTGTACAAGCTCAAGTTGCGGCTGAACAGCAAGCGGCCCGTGAAGCGGCGTTGGCTGCTCAACAAGCTGCGGCTGCTGCTGCTGCACAAGCCGCTGCTGATAGAGCCGCTGCGGAAGCTGCCGCCCGTGAAGAAGCAGCTAGAACTGCCGCCCAACAAGCTGCCGCTAAACGTGCTGCTGATGCTGCGGCTGCTGCTCAAGCTGCTGCGGATAAAGCCAAGGCCGATGCTGCGGCGCAACAACAAGCTGCGGCTGCTGCCGCCAAAGCACAGGCTGATGCCAAAGCCCAAGCAGATGCAAAAGCAGCGGCTGATGCACAGGCCGCTGCACAGACTCAAGCGGCTGCCCAAGCTAAAGCCGCCGCCGACGCAACAAAAGCGCAAGGTGTTGCATCGTTACCAGCCCCAACAAAAACATATACGCAAGCAGAAGTTAACCAAGCATTAGCCGATACGCTTAAAAATGATCCTAACGCTAGTAAAGCTGACGTTATAAAAGCGGCGGCTGGTTTTGGTGTTACTGCCGATCAAGTTAACGCCGCCTACAGTAGCTTGCCCGCAGCCGCTGCGCCTGCCACGCAAGGAAATACCGCTGCCGCTGTTACTCAAGCCGCAGGTATTGCATCGTTGCCAGCCGCTACAACGCAAGCTGCTGCGACTCAAACCGCTGCGCCAATGGACAAAGCTGCTGCCATAGAAAAAATTACGCAGCAGATCTTAGCCCAAGGCACAACTGGTAAGTGGAAAGGCGAGGGTAAAGGTTCCGCTGAGGCCAACGCAAGGGACATGGCAAAGATAATTGCTGATACTGGCGCGACTGACATTAGCCAGTTTGGCAAAGTTACTAAAACTGTTGATGCCGCCGTTATTCCACAGTATGAGCGTACTGTTGTTGGATATGACCAAGAAGGCAATCAAATTGTTGATACCAAGATTCTTGGTTACACCGATCAAAACGGCAATCCTGTTGACCCTAGTTTAGTCAAAATGGAAATGGGATATTCTGGCGGCATGGACGGTACTTACGAGACTGTTTACACGGCCCCTGTAGGTAAACAAGAAGTATTTGGTAATAAGCTGACTGGGCAAGAAGTTGCCACTACATATGGTGAACGCCAGCAAGGCAATGCTTTTGGCGGTACGTTTGAAGGCAAAGGAAACACCGGCTACAACGTGCAGTTTGATGCACAAGGTAATCCTATTTTCTATACCACGGCGGCAACATCTAATGATCTTGCAATCTTGATGCAGGATCTAGGGCCAATTGCTCAAATTGGTCTTGCTATTGCTACGGGTGGTTTGTCTCTACCGCAACAAATTGCGGCCAACATGGCGATAAGCGTTTTGAGTGGTAACGACATTGGCGATGCAATTAAGAATGCCGCAGTGAGCTATGTAGGCGCACAAATTCCGGGTATGGACTTTATGAAAGATGGCTCATCTTTTATTAAAGACCTTGGCCTGTCGGCTGACCTAACCAATACTTTAACTAATTCTTTTAATAAAGCCACAGTGGCAGGAGCCACGGCAGCATTAACAGGCAAGGATATTGGTGATGCAGTAGTTGCAGGAGCAACATCCGGCGGTTTAAACGGAGCAGTTAATGCAGTGTTAGGCAATATTGACGGGTTTGCAGATCTGTCAGGCACTAATAAAAACCTTGTTGCTAACGCTGTAACGGGTGCACTGTCGGGCCAAACATTAGATCAAATAGCCATTAGCACCGCCATTGCTGCTGGCAATGCGGCTGTAACTAATGCTACAGGTGGCAATAAAGACATTACAACTCAGTTGCAAAATGCTGGGTTGGTCAATAATTCAGGCGCGGCATCGTTTGCAGATGCAAATACTGCCGACGATACTGACACTCAGATTTCCAATCAAATTAACCAATCTTTAACCTTTGATGGTTCTGGGGCAACTGATATAAATGCCGCCGCTACCGCTGCTTCAAATGCAGGTTTGAATACATTTACGTTTGGTGGTGGCACGTACACCATTGACAACAATAATGCAGCAGCCAATATTGCTGATTTAGAAAGAATTGTTGCGGCTGACACTCTTGCGGCCACCACAGCCGCCAACCTTAAAGGCGGTGAGTTTGAAGGTGT